CTTGCGGACCGTGTTCCGCGAAATGCCCAGATCGCGAACGATCTCCTTGATCGTCTTGCCCTTGACGAAATGCTCGCGACGGATTCGCCCGATCGTCTCCACAATCAACATCCCCCACCGCCCGCCCTTGCAACCAAAGCGGGCGGACTGTCCTGACTTCACCAGAGGGGGTCAATTTTCGACGCCGATGCCCCTCATATGGGGGTCAAATTTGCACGCCGAATAACACGATGCGCCGGCCGTCGGCGTGGCACGGGCCATAGACGCGCCGCACGATGCGCTCTTGCCAGGTCGTGAGATCGAAGGCCCGCTTCGGAAGCCGCGACTTCGGATGACGCAGTCGACGCAGGAACCCGACCGCGCGCTCGCCGTAACCAAGCGGATCGGCGATCGGCGAGCCATCGAAAATCCACGACGGGTAGGAGTCGGTCACAGGTCGAGGTCCGAGAGGTCGTCTTCTTCTTCGGCGACGGGAGCCTTGTTCCGGCTCGCCGGTGTCAGGCCGAGTTCCGCCGCAAGACGACGGGATTCGGTGAGGGCTTGGAATAGGGTTTGATGCGCCGGGTGCCGCTTCTTTTCCCCACGCGTCGTCTCGATCATGTCGCCCTCGGCCGCGATGATCTTCTGAGACGAGCGGACCAGCCCGCAGGCCAAGCAATAAGCCTCGAGCACCTGCAAATCCTGCCGGGTGATCGTCTTGCGCTCGCGAAGACCCGGGACGACGCGCCGCCACTCGGCCTTAGCCTCCGATGGCAACCACGCGGGCGCCGGCGGGAGACGGGACAGGCCGCCGGCTATGGCCTCCAGCTTCGGTTTCGCGCCCCTCATATAGTGATATCCCTGTAGTGTTTGCTCAATTGTCGCCTATCGGGAACGAGCCTCCCAGGCCGGTTCCAGCCCCCTCGCTCGACCTCTGACCCCGCCCCCCTGGTCACGTCGCATCGCATCGCGTCGGACGGCCGAACGCGCCGTCATGGCGCGCGGTCTTTCGGTCGTGGCAGGGTTTGCAGAGGGACTGCCAGTTCGATCGGTTCCAGAACAGAGAGTGGTCGCCCTTGTGCGGCGTCACATGGTCGACGACGGTCGCCGGCCAGCCACACTTGCGGCATGTCGGATGCGCCGCGAGGAATTCAGAGCGAGCCTTGCGCCAGTCGCTACCATAGCCACGCGCTGTTGCAGTGGGGCGCTGCGCATCGGCGCGCGCCTTCGCTTCCCTGATGCAATCTGGACAGCGCGAGCCGGTGAACAACTGACGATGACGTGAGCAATGACGAGGCGCGGCGTAGGGCATGGTTCACATCGCAATGTTGCGGTATCGTGAGATCAGCGCCTCGACCTCGATCGGAATGCCGGACGGGGACGGCGCGAACATTTCACGGGAACCGATTCCCTCGGTCGTCGAGCGCCGGACCAATTCAATGTCAGGGTCGGTCCACGCATATCTGACGGCCAACAGGATCGCAGCGCGCTCGATATCTTCCGGCATGTCGCGCTCCGCAGCTCCGGGAAGCACGAAGCCGGCGGTATATGTGACGACGATCTTTCCGCGACGCCACGAACTGCGCTCGTCATTGCGCAGCCGTCTCAGCATTCCCGTGTCGGCTTCCACCTCGTAATCCTCGGTCGCCAGCTCTTCGTCATTCTCGACGATCGTCGACACCGCCGCGACTGGACAGCGCGTCAATGTGAGCACGCTCTGCATGTCACAGACGCGGAGCGTCTCTTCGACTTCCTCTCGCGCGAACACGCGATTGCAATAGGAGACGATGGCTCTCGACGCCTGCGAGATGTAGTCGCCGAGCCTTATGTCGCTGATGCTGGACGCAAGGTTGCCGAGTTCCGCCTTCACGGCCGCGAGCGTCGCAAGATCGGTAGATGTCGCTGGCGTGATGATGGTGATCATGTTTCCTCGTAGTGAAAGGTGCGGCCTTGCGAGATTGAACGGCATGACCGAAGTGGCGGAGGCCCGCATCTCGCTTCCCGTTGTTCGACCGACCGCAGAGTCGGCAAGGCATGCCTCCGAAGACATTGCGATGCGCGCCGTTACATCCGCGGTCGCGCATCGCTCGCCATTGCTGGCGTGTCTTAAGCCGTCGTCTGCGTCACCGGCGCGGCGCGCGGATGCGACAGCACGGCGACGGCCGACAGGAGGCCGGCGCTCGCATTGTTCGCGGGCGTGATCGTCAACCGCGTGTAGCGCTTGTTCCCGATGTAGCCGAGCTTGCGAACTTGATTGTCGCTGTCATACTGAAAGCTCGCCGCGGTCTCCGGCGCAGTTCCGCTCGTCTGCGTCACCATGTCCGCATCCGCGACGGCCGCGGCGCCGGTCATGTCCGACGCGTCGCTCTCTTCGAGCAACACCGTGAAGGTCGCATCCGCATCGGCGAGCGAGCCCGTCGCGATGATGTAGGTCAACGCGTCATAGCCGAGCCGATCGATGATCTGACCGACTTGCGCCGTGTTGTCGGACACCGACACCGGCGAGAGAACTCGCTTAATGAGGATGTTGTTTGTCATGTCGCGCATGGCGATTGCCTCCTATCAGGACGTGGCGATTTTCAGCTTGCGGATCGCCTCGGCGCGAACCACGGCGCCGCCGACGCGACGGCGCGCATGAAAGCGCGTGAGTCCCGAGGTTGCGACGCTGTAGGGATCGCGCAACAGCGACAGCGCGATGCGATCGAAAATTCGATAGCCGGTCGAGAAATCGCCGAACGCCAGCGGATAGGCGTTGCCGGCGATGTCGGGCATGTCGACTGCTTCGATCAGCGGACGGCCGAGCAACGTCTCCGGCTGGCCGAGCGCGAGCGCCGGTTCCCAGAGATAGCGGCCCTGTCCGTCCTTCAGCTTACGAATCGCCGCGATGGTCGAGCCGTTCGCGATGAAGGCCGCGCGCTGCCGATAGAAGGGTTTCAGGGCGTAATAGATATCGAAGATTCCATCCGCCTGAATCGCGCTCGCATGTCCGCCGGGCGTGTAGCTGATGTTCGCATCGGCCATAAAGCCGAGCGGCTTTTTCACGCCGTCGCCAGACACGAAGGCCAGCCCCTCGATGCGCCCGAATTCTTCGGCGAGATCGAATGCCACTTCGGCCGCGATATCAACGGCCGCATCTTCCAAGAGCTTGTTCGAAACATCGATGAAGCAAGCTGCTTCTTCGATCGGAATCTCGACCTGCCCATAAGTCGAGCCCGTCGCCGATCGCGTTTCGGTTTCTCCGGTCCAGCTCGCCGTCGGCGCGCCCGCGCGACGCGGAATAACCACGGAACCGCTCGCCGTCACGCCGACGCGCGCGGCCTGCCGAATGGGGGAGAACTGGACGATGTTCTTGTCGACCTCGCGCGAGAATTCCGCGGGCGCGAGATAGCCGCCGGCGGTGTCGTCGGACACTCGAAGGGACTTGAACTCGATCGAGTCCAGCGCCTCGCGTCCCTTGCGGAGAAAGGTCGTGAAAGCTTTGGTCTCGATCGCCGCGGCGTCATCCTTCGGAGCGGAACCGCCTGGGCGTTTCAGCTTCAGCTCGAAAGCGTCGGCGCGCTTCTCCGCATCCGCGAGCTTCTTTTCGATGTCGTCGAGACGAGAGGTCTTCGCCTCCAGCTCGTCGAGCTTCGTCTTCAGTTCGGCGACGCCGCCGTCGTCGACGATATCATCGTCAGGCATGTTTCTATCCTTTGATTTGATGCTCGTCACCTTCGCCTTGTCGTTCGCGGCGAGCGTGACGACAGAAATCTCGCCGAGGTAGGCCCTTGTGATCTTGCGGACGCCGCGCGCATCGCGCGTCGCGTCGATTGTTCGGAAGCCGATCGAAAGCCCCTTGATCGCACCGCTGCGCAACAGCGAATGCGCTTCCGCGCCGCGTCTCACATTGAGGTCGAGTCTGCCGCGGATATGCAGTCCGGCGGGCGACTCATAGAGCGCATCGATAATGCCGATCGGCTCGGCCGTGTCGTGCTGCCAGAGCAACGCAGGCCATGTTCCCGCGGCCTTGTGGTCGGCAAGCGATTGCGCGAATGCGCCCGGCGCGACGATATCGCCGGCCGAGTCGATGTTGCCGTAAGCCGCCGCAAGACCTTCGAACGCGCCATCATGCAGCGGTTCCGACGTGAACTTGAATTCGAGCGCGTGGTCTTTGAATTCGAGCGTCATAGCGTCGGCTCCGGCGTCTGAGTTTGCGGAGCCGTCGTCGGCGCGTCGAGCGGGAGAACTTGGACGGAACGCATCGGCGTGTCGCCGCCGTCGACAGGCGGGAGCCCTTCACGGTCGCGCGCTTCGTTCAATGTCAGCACGCCGCTTTCAATGCCGGTCTTCAGCGCGGCGAAGCGTTTCTCGATATCGCTGCGCACGAAATTCGACGCATCGAACTCGATGCAATATCCCGCGTCGTGCTCTTCATCGGACAACAGCGTTCTTTCGAGCGCATCCTCGAAAAGCTCCAAGATCGGCGATATCGTGCGGTCGAGGAAGAGTTGCGCCAGCGCGGCGGAATTGTTGAGCGTCGCGTGTTCTAAGTCGTTCAAGAGCACGGCGGGAATGTTGAGCAAGCGCGCGATTTCCAGCGTCTGGAATTTGCGAAGCTCGAGGAATTGTGCGTCGACACTGGAAAGCTGAAGCGGCGTGAACTTCGTGCCTTGCTCGAGGATCGCCGTTCGGCCGGCGTTTCCCGTGCCCTGGTAGATGTTGGCGAAGCTCTCACGCAATCTGGCGAGGATGTCGGGCGTCGCTTTGCCGGCCAACTCCAGCACGCCGCCGGGTCGCGCGCCGCGGGCGAATAGCCGCGTCGCATGTTCTTCTAGGACCAGCGCCAGCGCGATAGCCTCGGCGCCGAGATTGACGAGGCCGAGGCCCCGCGCGCCGTCGAGCGTCGGCCCGCGCAGGTGAATTACGTCTTTGTAGGAGAACGTCTCGACGCCGCCCTGTTGCAGCGCGACGCTGTAGGACGGCTCGCCCGTGGCGATATCGACGACGACACTGCAGGACCGCGGATCGATCCGGGGAAGCTCTCGCGGCTCGCCGCGCACGCGGTTCACCAGCGCGAGCCCATCGCCCCATAGCAGCGCATCGGAGACGATCTGGCGTTTCCATTCCGTCTCGCCGAGCCACGGGACTGGACGCTCGAGCACGCGGGCGACGGCATGGTCGCGGGGCTCGACCGTCTCTCGGCCGGTCACCGTCTCGCGGATCAGGTGACAGTCCAGCGTCGCGACGGCTTCGCTGATAAGCCGGACGCCCGCGGCGACGGCGGGAACGCGCATCGCGGTCAGCGCGTCCACGTGAATGCCCGATCCCGAGGCAGGCACGTTGAAAATGTCCGGCGCTGCCGGCGACGACAGCGGGACCGGCCCGAGGGCTTTCCGGATCAGCGATTTGAAGTTGTCGAGCATTGCGACCATGACGCCGCGCGCGCGAGCGATTGGTCAACGGTGCTGACGTATTTAGTTTTGCTGTTGTATTCCCGCGCTTTCGGGGCGTTTCTTCAGAAGGGCACAGCGTCGCCGAAGTAGTCTTCCCCGTCGCCTGCATGTCGAGAGAGGCCGCGATCGGCCGGAGCCGGTCGCCTCGGCTCGGCGGTCGCCTTGCGCTGCTTAGGCGCGGGGCGGAGCGGCAACACCGCATCGGCCATGCAGGTCAGGGAGAGCTTCACGGCGCCGTCGCGCTCATAGGTCTCGACCTTCAACGCCCCCTGCGCAGACACCGCGTCGCCATCGGAGAGGCGCATCAGTTCGGCGCAGGCGGATTCGGAGAAGACGAGAACCTTCCACCACTGCGACGCCTCGCCATCCTTGGCGCGGATCGTGGCGACCACGAAGGGCTTCCCGGCTTTCGAGAGTTTTTGCTCGGGCGCGCGGAACAGCGTGCCACTGATGAGGCAATAAACGGTCAATGTCGTGTTCTCCCGTTCGGAAGGCTGATGGTGATCTCTTCGCCGGTGACGATGCTGCGGAAAACGAGCCGACCCTCCGGCTCGCACGGCGTCTCTCGCCACCAGTCGCGCCGGCGAGCGTTCTCCGCCGCCATGGCGTCGAGCCGGCGGGCAACGGCCGCCTCGGGCGTCTCGACCACTTCAACCGCCGGGCGAGTGGCAGGCTCGGAAGCAGGGAGCGGCCGATTTTCAGTTTTAGAGATATGCCTTGCGACACTTGCGACAGTTGCGACAGTTCGGTTTGTCGAGACTTCGTTTTCTCCCACCCCCCTTGCGACACTTGCGACGGTTGCGACACTTCGGGCGCGGGAAGGCTCAACCGTCGCGGCTGTCGCAAGTGTCGCAAGGGGGAGGTCGGCCTTTCGAATTTTGAACGGGGTGTAGGCCATGGCTCACGCCCCCCTCTTCAGCCGGAACGCTCGGGGGCGCTTCGCGGTCTCCTCGATCCATCCGTGAGCGATGAGAACCGCTATCGCGTCGTCGGCGGCGTCCTTCGTGCGGACCAGAGCAGGCCCGAGACGCAGGATATCCCGGAAGCCGATCTCATCGCTCTCCCGCCCCTTCAGCCAATCGAGCAGCGCCGACGCGCGCAAGAGCTTCGGGTCGAGCCGCGACGCGGATTGAAGCCGCTCGGCCTCGGCGAGATACCAGTTGAGCAGCTCGACCGCGTTCTCCATCGCGGCGAGCCCGATCTCTTCCGCGTGGAGATCATTGGCGACGGTCAGCACGCCAGCGATGCGCGCCGCATGTTCCGCCGCTTTCGAGGCGAAGTCCCGGATCGGGCCGAGTTCGCCGCCGTTGCCGCTGCGGCTCTCGACGTGGTTGAAGAACTGCTTCCACAGCGCCGCGGCGTCCGCCGACAGGGGAAGCGCCCGCGGCGCCAGCTCGTTCGGCGAGCCCTCGACCATAGGAGCCGGCGTCTCGAGCAAGGACAGGATGCGCGCGCCATAGGCTTTGATCGCGGCCTCGTCCGAGGAATCAGGATCGCGATAGAAGCGGGTGCCTGCGATGCTTTCGGGAGCCGCGACCAGCACGCGGGACAAGAGGCCCTGGTCCCGCAGCACGGGGTTGGCGAGAAATCCGGCCGAGGCGTCCGGCTGGATCATGACGTGAAGCGACAGGCGTCGGCCGGGAAGAATAGAAACGCCGTCCAGCGCGCGGATGCGCTTTATCGGCTTCCCATCCCACACTTCCGAGAGCGCCGCCGCCGTGCGGAGGCGATTGTCGTCGGACATGCCATGGCCGCCGGTGAACGTCCCGCCTTCAGCCGTGAACACGCCGAGCGCCGGATGCGCGCAGGTCCAGTTCTTCGTCAGGCCCTCGAGCGTGAGATCGCCAGTCGTCAGAAACGGCGCCAGCGGCTTCGCAGGCTCTTCGCCGAGACGGGAGAGGGCGTCGAGACGCGCGTCGTAATCGAGCTTGCGGTCGCCCTCGATCTTTTTCTTCTCCGCCGCCCATGCTGCGCTGGCGATGCGCCAGTCTTTCATTTCCTCGCCGTAGGCTTCGCGCAATACTTGCTCGCGGGTCGAGATCGGCCACGACGCCTCATTGTCGGCGCTCGACTTCCGATCGCCCGAGCCGATAACGGTCGCGAAATAGAGCGAGAGCGGGCGTTTCTGCCCATAGGGCAAGAGCACGTCCGCATGAGCCTGCACGGCGAGCGCGGCGACCGCGAGAACCGATTGCGCCGCGACGGACGCAGGCACCTGCACCTTGCGCTCGATCGCTCTAGCCGCGCGGGAGAGAGCCCCGAGGGCGTCGAGAGGATAGGGCGCAGCCGGCGGGAGGGGCGGGAACAGGGGAAGCGGCGCGTCGGGAGCCGCCTCGGCCTTCATCGCATAGGGCGTCGCGCCGGCAATGAGCGCCGCCGCCTGTTCTGGCGTCCACATCTCGGCCAGCGCGTCCGCAGCGTCCCACCCTTCGGAGACGCCCGCGGGAGGCGCGACGGTCGCGACGGACTTCGCCCCGGCCGCGAGCGCGAGATCGGCGACCGTCTGAGCATAGGCGGCGCCCGGCTCGTCTGCGTCGGGCCAGATGATGACGCGGCGACCGGCGAGAGGCGACCAATCCGCCTTGCTGGCGCTCTTCGATCCGTTCGGCGAGGTCGTCGCCATCATGTCCGGCAACAGGCGCTCGGCCGCGTCGGCGCTCTTTTCGCCTTCGCAGATGATGACTGGCGCATCAGGACGCGCGGCGAGGCGGTCGAGGTTGTAGATCGGCCGCGGGTCCGGCGCGCCTTTCCAGCGCCAGACGAGAGCGCCGGGCGGCGCGCGCCAGAGCGTCAGTGGAAGGAAGGTCTTGCCAGCGCCCGACGGATCGAAGCGTAGCACATCGAACAGCGTCGCCCCGGTCGCGTCACGATACGCCCAACGCATCGTCGGCCTGCCGAGCTTCGGATGCGCCACGGGCGCCGGCGGCGCATCGGCCGGAACCGGCATGACGATCTCGCCGTCATCCTGCTTCGGCGCCGCGCGCTCGACATGCGGACGATGATCGCCCGCGCCGACATTGGGCTTGAACGGCTCGAGGCCGCAGCGCTGGCGCACATAATCCTTCGCGTCTTTCCAGTCGGTCGGCTTCTTCTGCGCCAAGCAGTCGACAGCGAAACCGTCTGGAAACTTCGAATCGAAGCGGACGCGCATCGAGCGATCTTTCGGCGAGTGGTTCGGTGCCGGCGCGTGGACAGCGCCATTACGGACTTCGCCGCCGAGCGCGCGGGCTGCGGAATGCAGGTCCACATTCATCAAGCGGTCCCTCCCGCCTCGGCGATCTCGCACCAGCGGTCGACGCGCTCCTCGATGCGCTCGACCACGCGGTCGACAATGCGCGCGACGGTCTCGTCATCGAGCGCGGGAAACTGCGATTTGATAGAGGCGTGCGTGTTGTTGCGAACGTCGGCGACGAAGCGGTGAACACGCCAACGCGGGGCAGACGAAAGAGTGAGAGCCGCCGAGTCGATTTGTTTGAGTGCCGGCGCGAGGATGGTGTCGATTTCGATTTGTGAGATCATTGCGCGGCTCCGCTGTCGGACGTGGAAGATTTCAGCGCGCCGAGGCGCTTGTGCGCCCATTCGTCGGCCGTCTGCACGGGGTAGAGCGGTGTCACGCTGCACTTGTGGAACGGCGGGCCGCCGCCAACACTGCGCAGCTTCGCGAGCGTCGCCGGCGCCACCCTCATGCCGAACTTCGTCATGAAGTATTCGGACAGCTCAGCGCCCGTGAGGTTCGGCTTACGCAGACGAGAAGGGAGACAAGGCTCTCCCGATCCCGCCGAAGCGGGCTGAATTTCGATGGTCATTTGATGTTCTCCTACGAGGGATTGGCCGTCGTCACGACGGGCGGGTTAGGAGGTGTTCGGTTTGCTCTCGGCCGCAATACGCGCGATTATCGCCAAATGATGCTTGTCTTGAAGCTGCAACCATCGCTTATTTTCTTGGTGCATTTCCTCGACAGACGCCCAGGGAAAGCAATACTCCGACATGCGGTGCGCCAAGTCTCGCGCTACCAGCCGGATGAATTCGTCGGTCTCATCCGCAGAAAGACCGAGCATTACTTTCGCGCCGCTATCGTCCGTCGTCCACGCGCGCATGAAGTCATCTTTATCGGTTTTGGGCTTGCGAGAGGCATCACGCCAAGCGCGGGCGTAAGCGTGCTTCGCGTCCAGCTCGCCGTATCTCTGCAACTGCGCTTCCGAGGCGCGGGCATCGGCAACGAGCGGCATCAAAATCACGTATTCTTCGGTCTCCGCTCTAGTGAGACCGACCAACACGCGCGTCCCATCAGCGTCCACAGAGAAATCGCCGGACCAATTTTCGGCCTCGTTCTGCTCGATAGGCTCTTTCGCGGGAAGGCCGGCCTTGACGCGCTCCATGCGCTCGATAAGGCGATCGAAGAACCTATCGATACGAATCAACAGGTGCAGGTCGGGGATGGATTTTTCGTCGATGGCATCGGAACCTTCACCGCTCGACTCGGAAAACTGCATAAACATCAGCTCGCCGCTATCCGGGTGAATATGGAAGAACGCGGAGATCGGCCCCGGATTAAGACTCGCGAGGCCGGTGTGCCGCGCGATTAAGCGTCCACGGACGACTTGCCAAATGAAGCCGAACTTGTGGGCAAGGACTCCAAAATTGGAGAGTTCGTGCCGCAGCGCAACCTGCGCAACATCGTAACCGCGATACATGGGGCGGCGCCCCCTACCGATCTCTTCTCCGACGCTCAGCGAAACGACTCGGCGCTTCAGCCACTGCTTGAACGTGTCGTGGTTCAGGCCCGGCGAACACGCCAGAAGCTCCTGCGTCGAGAACTGGGGGAGGTCGAAATCGATAGCCATGCACATAAGGTATGGGCGTCACTTCTTTCCGTCAATAGAAAAGTGACGCGCGTATCTTTTTTCGGACGGGCGTCACGGCCGCCGCAGCTCACGCCGCCACCGCGCGAGCTTCGCCCGTGCGAGAGCGAGCAGAAGGCAGTAGAGATCGAAACAAAACCACATCGGCTCGGCGAGTTCCGGGCGTCGGAATGCAATCCAGAGGACGAATCGAGCAGCCAAGCGCTTCATTTCAACACCTCCTCCGCGATCCTAATCTCACGCTCCACTTTGAAAGCATCGTGAAGCGCGGCAAGATCGGCGACGAATGCCATTGCGAGCCAATGCAGACCTTCGCCCTGCCTCCTTTCGGAGAACTCCGCCGCCTCGATCGCGCCCTCGATCGCTGTCGCGATCGAGAGAAGGCGGGACAGTTCGTCCTCTAGGCAAAGATCGGACATCCGATCGTCCGCCGGCACGGTCGCGCGGCGCCAGGGGTGAAAGGGGTTATTCATGACCGCGCCCCCACTTCGATTTCGCCGAGGCGCTGGCGCAGCATCGCGACGACATATCCATCGTTCTCGTGGTGCTCGCCGTGAACGACGCCGTAAAACCGCTCGAATTGAGTGAAGACGTAACGCGTCTTTCGCCAGAACTCGGCCTCGCTGCGACACGGCGCCGCCATGACGGTTTCGAGCGCATCCCACATCGCATCCATTGCCGGGATCAAAACATCGTCTTCGTTCGTCGCTGCCGCGGCTTCGACGTAGGCGGAGACCGCAGCCTCGTGGTCGGCAATTGCGAGCGCGAGAACGCTATGCGCCGCGGCGAGCGCGGGGAGCCCGGCGACGGGCGCGGCGGCGAGGCCGGCGAGGATCGCGCGGCGCGTGGTTTTAGTCGACATCTTCTCCTCCTCCTATCAGCAAGCCTTCCCCGATCGCCGGAGCGGGCGCTGCGGCGGTGGGTTGCTCGGGCGAGCGGCTTGTGATACGAAGGTATCATCTACTGGACTAATACCTAGGTGTCAACCACAGTGGTAACCGCAGCGCAAATCCGAGCCGCCCGCCATCTCGCGAATCTGTCACAGGCCGATCTTGCCGAAGCGACCGGGCTATCTCTGCCGACGATCAAGCGTGCGGAAAGCGAGCGCGTGGTTCCGATCTCGGATGAATCGATTGCGGCGATCGTCGCCGCGCTCGAGGCTGCGGGCGTCGACTTCATCCCCGAGAACGGCGGCGGGGCTGGCGTCCGGCTGAAGAAGAGGCGGTGAGGATTGAAATCAATCGCGGCCGAAAGCGGCGAAAAGTCGGGCGTAAGGCCGACGGAGCTTTTCACTATGCAAGAAAGGCCCAGCGTTTGCGCTGGGCCTTTTGTGTGTCTACATCAAAAATCAATTTATTTATAGAATGACATGTTTTCATGTCCATTGGTGTGCACGAGATCAGTGCGCGCCTGCAACGTGACGCCCTTACGAGGGTCACCGAGGATGCGCATTACCTCCGACGCATTGAGACCCTTCGCTCGATTGGCTTGCATCTGCATTCCGCGCACCCATGTTGCGCTGGCTTCCGGCTCGGGAGCGAACCGGACCGCTCCTTCTTTTTTATCCATCACACTTCCCCCTCTAGGATTGCTGAGTCGAACTCCTTATGGCGCACCCAGCGGAATTTTCGATCTGTGGTTAGCACGGCGAGTTCGATCGGTCCGCCGCAAACTTGCGCATAGCTTGAAAATTTCAAAGCCTTGATAGTGCTCAAGATACAGGCGTGAACCAAGTCCAACGCATCTCGAATTGGCAATACAGGCCACGAAAGCGTGTGCTGAGCCCGAATACCTGCCAAGTCCGAAGTAGAGCCGTTCCAATGTCCTGACGCTAAAATTGTCCTAAAGAACTCATCATCGCAGCCGAAAATTAAACGCTGTATGATATTTGGTGCCCCTCTGAATGCCAAGCTACCTAACGTAATCGCAGAAGGACTCGGCTTGCCTTGAAGAGGGTGAAACATTATATCAAACGCGGTAGGAGCGCGATCTTTGGTTACATAGCCACCGACACAAAATCCGACAAAAAGACCGAGCTGAAGCTGCGAAAACTCAAATTCCTCATCTTCAGTTCTGGCATTAAAAGACTTCGAATTGCCACTAGCATCGAACGGTGTTTTATCATTTAATGTTTTGCAACGCTGATATAGCGGATCAGATGTGTAAGCAGTCCAAAATAGGTCAATCCAACGCACGGCTGCGTCAAAGACATTAGACGGGCTACTCGTTTCGAGATTGTCGGCGAGTTGTGCGACAAGAGTTCTATAGCTAACATTAGTTAGCCCTCCCAGTCCCCACGTAACCAGCCCAAGCGTGCTCTGTTCACCAATCTGGAAAATCTTTTGATTATGATTGAAGTAATGAAACCCACCTGGATTAACTACCAGCGAGGCCGTGCTATCGGCTCCAAAAATCACCCCTTCAGGAGAAACATGGCAAATAGCGATTGTCATCGTGGCTACACCCGATCTCAAACTGAGCAGTTGCCGCTTATAGAATCCTGACTCGAACTGCGCAACTTATGCGTTCCAGGTCGCTCGCGGACCTTGTGCGAAAATGGCGTGGCGTCTGAGGCCAACTTCGCCAGCGCGTCCAGCTCCACGCCCTTGTCCAGCGATGTGCCTGTGACTGCGTCTAGCTCGAGACCGGGCGCTTCACCGCGCGCGGCGGCGCGGCTCACAGTGCTTTTGTCTTTCCCGGTCGCCTCTGATGTGGCGGCGACGAAAGATTGCAATTTGCAATCTTTGTTTGGGCTCGCCGCTCCGTGCTTCGTCTCGGGATGCAGCTCCTCATAGATCGCTTTCCGCCGGAAGATCGCGCTCGCTTCTTGGGCGAGGGGTTTTGGGGGTTTTGGGGGTATCGCTCCCGGCGCTTTTGCGGAAATTTTTCAGCGCCGGGTAGCGGGAGTAGCAGGGGTAGCGGCCACGGACTACGAAATCAGATTTTCGGGGATCGGCCGAAGTGTCGCAAGGGGTATAGCCAAAAACGCGATTTCAGCCCTCGCCCTTTTGCCCCCGCGGCAGCTCGACCACCTGCGCCTCTATCCCCTTCATGCGCCTCTCGATCAGCTTCGCCACCTTGTCCGCGGCCTCCACCAGCGCGGCGTCCGGCCGTCGTATATAATGCCGGGCGGTGACGCCCCGGCTTGCGTGTCCGATGATCGCCCCGGCGGTCGCCTCGCTGTAGCCGAGTTCATCCGCCGTGGTTGAGAAGGTCCGACGGCAATCATGGCTTCTCGCGTCGTCGAGCCCGGCGGCGTCGAATAATCCGGCAATCTGCTTTTTGAGGTCCGCGGGGCGCTTGCCGCTGCGATTCGGGAAGACGAATTCGTTTTCATCGCGGGGCAGGGCGGAGAGAAGCGCGACCACTGGCGAGCCGATAGGACGCATAGACCGCCCCGTCTTTGTCTTCTCGAGGCGAAGGCAAGAGCCGGCGGCGTCGAATTCGCTCCAGCGCAGCCCGACGACTTCCTCGCGGCGCGCGCCGGTCAGCAAGATCAGCCGGACGGCCGCGACCGCGAAAGGAAAAGCCTCCTCCTTCTCCTTCAGCACGGCGCCGAGGCGGGCCAGCTCCGGCGGAGAGAGAATGCGGTCCTTCGGGTCGCCCTTCTGCGTCTCGACGCCATGCGCCGGGCTTCGTCCGGCGACATGGCCGCGCCGCTCCGCCCAGGTCCATATCCCGCCGAACAGCTCGACCACGCGGCGGGCGGTTCCGGCGCCGCCGGTCACCACGGCCTTGCCGCGCAACTTCGTCTTGAAGGTGCCGGCCGTCTTTCCGCCGGCGATATCATCGGCCATTCGCTGGATATCCGCCCGGGTGAGACGATCGGCCTTCTTCGATCCGACCAGCGGGACGATGTGCCGGCCGATCCGACCGCGGTCGACGGCGAGCGTCGAGGCCCGCTTCGGCTTGTGGAATCGTGTCGTCACCAGCCCCTTGTCAGCCGCCTCGAGATAGAGGTCGCACAACTCGGACACGGTGAGCGCCGCCCGGCGAGACGCGCGCTCGGCCGCCGGATCGGCGCCCTTCACCACGCCGCCGAGAGTCGCCACCGCGAGCTTGCGCGCTTCCTCGCAGGTGATGACGCCATGCCGGCCGAGCGTCATCCGCTTTCGGGAGCCGTCCGCGTTCCGGTAATCGGCGAAATAGGTGCGCTTGCCGGTCGGCAGGATGTAGACGCCGAAGCCTTTCAGCTCGCTGCACCAGATGGTGAACTGCCTCGGCCTCGGCTCGGCGGATTCGACGATGGTCTTCGTCAATTTCGGCACTGTGGCGACCCTTACGGTGAGCATTTAACTCACCATAAACTCACCACGAGATCGGAAACAGGGGAATACGCCAGCACAGCCAAGAAAAAGAACGAAAAGGGAAACACGCTACCAAACAGTGAATTATCATAGCCGAGAATATGCTGGAAAAGGTGAGAAAAGGGAGCAGCGCCGCGTTGACATCGTAGGGGTCACAGGTTCAATCCCTGTCGCGCCCACCATTCCAAGGCGAAAAAATCCAAGGCGAAAAAAAGTCTGCGACCGCTCGTGAGAAACGAGGCGTCGGCTCGTCGCCGATCACCTGGAGAATAGCGGCTCGTCATACCCGCGCCGACTTTGGCCGGGTGGAAGGCCGCGCGATAGCCATAGGGACGCGATTGGGGTGGAGTTGCGAGCGCATCCGCGGGCCGAGCGGCGATCGATCGTTAGACGACTCCGGGCAGGGCGCTTGAAATAATCAAATTAATTCAATTATCTAGTGCGCGCTTAATGGCGGAGACGGAGGGATTCGAACCCTCGATAGGGCTTTACAACCCTATAACGGTTTAGCAAACCGCCGCCTTCAGCCTCTCGGCCACGTCTCCGTCCGCCCTGTCGGCGCAGACGACATATGCCAAAGCGCAAAATCCTTGGCAAGGGACCGGGAAGCGGAAAATCTCCGGCCACGTCCACAGCCACTGTGGCGGAATTGACACAGGCTCCGACAAAAGCGGCGTCTTCGGCTCCCTGAGCGCGCAGCCTCGGTTGACGCGTCGCGTAATCCTCCGTACGTCTGATTGCGAAGATGGTGGAATTCCCTATGGGAAGGCCGCTGTCCGCGATTTCGGAGCCCGCGGGTTTCGGTCGCGGCGGATCGAAGACCTGTGAAAATAAGACGAATGAGGGCCATTATGACGAGACATTCCCTGGCGATTGCCGCTTTTGCGCTGGCCGTTTCGGCCGGATCGGCGATCGCCGCCGACCTGCCGTCCACCAAGGCGCCGATCCTGCCGCCTCCGCCTCCGCCCCCGATGTGGACCGGCTTCTATGTCGGCCTCAACGCCGGCTACGGCTGGGAAGACCGCGGCAATGTGGCGGTGGCCACCTTCTCTCCCTTCCTCGGCTCCACCTTTGTCGGCACCGGCGCTTTGGCGAACTCGGCCGACGGCTTCATCGGCGGCGGCCAGATCGGCTATAATTACCAGTTCGGCAATAATTTCCTGGTCGGCATCGAAGCCGATATCCAGGGAGTGGCCGGGAGCAACGGAGGCGGCGCCAGGAGCTTCAGTGTGGCGGGCCCGTGGGCTGGCGTGATCAGCGGCTCCAAGGCGCTCGACTATCTCGGCACCGTCCGCGGCCGCATCGGCTATCTGTTCACGCCCACCCTGCTGCTCTATGGCACGGGCGGTCTCGCTTATGGCCAGGCGAATTTGAACGCCGGCGTCGTGCAGACGGTGAATGCGTTCAGCGGCGCCACCTCTCTGTCTTTCTCAGACACGCGCGTCGGTTGGACTGCCGGCGGCGGCGTCGAATGGCTGTTCCTGCCGCAGTGGAGCGCCAAGGTCGAGTATCTCTATTACGATCTCGGCTCTGTGGCCGCTGCGAATTCGCTCTCTGTGACCGATGGGGCCACGACCGCTCTTGTCGGCGTGACGCAGGCGTCCGCCCGCTTCAATGGGCATGTCGTTCGCGCCGGCGTGAACTACCACTTCAATCTGTTCGCTCCCCCGGCTGCTCCCGTGGTCGCGAAATACTGA